ATTGGAACATAGATGTTCTTGATATTCGTTGGTATAAAAATGACAAGCCAACGAATAAAGGTGTTCGTTTGAACGCCAAAGAAGCAAAATTGTTATTACAAATATTAAGGAGAGAATTAGATGAAGAAAGTGAGTGAAGATATTAAAATTATAAAAGAACTGCGAGTTAGTGGAGTTCAAGCAAAGAAAAGCGTCAGGAAGGCTAATCCTGATAGACAGTATGGTGATGGTGCATATGAACGATTTAGAACTCATGCAAGTGAAATAGTAGACTTATTTGCTCAATTTATCGAACAAGAAATGAAAGTCGCACCGAAAGGCGGAGCAGGTTGTAGAGTGCAAAAGAAAGATATTAATGCGTCTTTTGGTAAGTTTTATCAAGCCATAAGAGAATTTATGGATTCTCAACCAAAAAATCCAACAAAGGTTGTTGAAAAGGTTGTTGAAAGAGTAGTTGCTAAAAACTTTACAGTTGATACTGCTTTGAAAGAGAAAAACCGCAAACTAGCAAAAGAATTAAAAGAATTAAAAGAAAAATTAGGTGAAGAAGAATGAACAGTAAATTATATTTAATAACAACCAATGATAAGAAATTTGAAAATTGGGCTAAACAAATGAAGAAGAAAGTTTCAAAGAAAGAAGCGGCACTTGATTATTTTAACTCAGGTTATAATGATGTAGTTAATGGTAATTACTTAGCAAGAGCCTCTTTCGTATGTTATTGGGAAATAGCAGAAAATACTAATCTAGCAAGATTAGCACCTGCTATTACTCAAGCCACCTTAGTTCATCTATTTCATAGATTTATTGAAGCAGGAATGGAAGATGAAGTCCATGTTATTCAACAGATAATGGCTAACTATCTTAGGCTCCTTCATAGGTTAGAAGGTGAAACAGATGAAGAAGAGTAATTGGATATACTTAGCAAACGCTATGTGGGAATATTCAGAAAAACATACAGGTAGAGTTAGCGACCTATTAAAAGAACTAATAAAAGAAGTAAATAAAAATAAGGAGATGATTGAAGATGACATGGGAAAATATGAGTAGAATGCTAGAAGCGACAGACCAGTTAATACAGACACAACAAGTAGCGAAGATTAGTAAAGATTTAGACCTCTTTAAAACTGCAAAGAGTAGCAGGTCAATGGTCTTAACTATCTTAAATAAAGATGAATTAAATGCTAACAACTTAGGTTTAGCCAAAGCAAAGAAGTGGATGGCAAGAATCTTTGATGTTTTTGATGATGAAATAGATGGATTAATGGCGGCTCATAATGATTTAGGAGAAGCAATTTATCATTTAGATTCTTCAGCCGAAAAACAAAGAAACTTTTCAGTTCAGTATGTTCTTCGTCTTTTAGAAATGGACTGTGGAAAGATTGATTCTAATGAGTTTAAGATGATAGAAGAAACAGTATTGGCTATGTCTGCCAACGCTCGACGCTGGTTTATTCGCTATTTGCTGAGAACTCCCCGTAACGGCATAAACATTGGAACAGTAACTAAGATTCTTTCTAAGCATTATAAAAAGAAACAATCAGATGTAAAGAAACATCTGAACTTTAATTCAGTCGAAGTAGTATGTCAGCATTATGTGTTCGGTAAGAATCCTCCATGTAACTTAACCTATGGAAAGTTCATCAAGCCTATGCTTGCTAAGGACATACCTATGAATAAGTGGCCGACTGATTTCGTTGTTGATTATAAATACGATGGAAACAGGTATCAGATTCATATTGATGGAGACAAAACGATGATTTTTAATCGCAAAGGTAGAATTGTAACTCAACAATTCCCCGATATTGTTGAGTTAGTCCAACAGTACGATGTTAAAAACGCTATTTTAGATGGTGAAATCTATCCTATTTTAGAAAATGGCGCACCTGCTCCCCATAAAACAATGGGTACAAGAGTACATTCAAAGAATATTCAAGAAGCGATGGAAAGAGTCAAGGTAGAATGGGTTATTTTTGACTGTCTTATGCTCAATAACGAAACAGTTATGGATTTATCCTATACTGAACGCTTGGAGAAAATGAAAGACTTGCCAAATCAAGCACACCGAATCACAGAAGGAGACATTATGGCCTTTTATCATGAAGCAATCAACGAAGGATTTGAAGGAATCATCGTTAAAGACGCTACTCAATCATATCAATCAGGAAAACGTAGTCCATACTGGGCTAAATATAAACCTCCGCAGATTAATCTTGACGTTGTTATTCTTTCTACTAAATACGGAGAAGGGAAACGAGCCAATGTTTTCGGCAGTTTTGAATTAGGAGTGAAGGCTAATAATGGTTATCATTCAGTCGGTTGGTGTGGAACAGGTTTTTCAGATGCAGATTTAGTTAGTTTAACTAACACATTAAGAAGAAATGTTGAATCATTTGATAACGGATTGTTTAGTGTTTCTCCAATTGTTGTTTTAGAAATAAAGGCTGATTTAGTTAGTAGAGATGCTAAAGACAATATTGGACTTAGGTTCCCTAAATGCATTCGCATTCGTGATGATAAATTCGTTGCGGATATTAATACATTAGAAGATGTGGAGAGATTAGAATGATACAGCAAGGAGAAATGACAATGATTGGTAGTTTAACTTATCGTTGTCTAAAGGTAGATAGTGAAGGTTATGCTCATTTAAAGAATATCGTTCATGAACAAGGTAGACCTAAGTTAGTATTGCAGAAATATTGCCCATATATTGTAAATGGGAATTTGGTAGTACCAGAGAAACCAGTTTATCAAAGACCCAAACCCACAACTAAAGTTAATGTAACTAAGTTAATCAAACAAAATATTGATTTACCTATTACCAATGAAGCAAAGTTTTTCATAACAGAATGGGTAGAAACAGCAGTAATGAACCTAATGGCTAATGCAGAAGAAAATGCTATTAAGCGGGGCGAATCTCGTATAACTGCGGCGCACTTCTATTGGTTAGAAACAAATACCTCACCTAACGGCTATTGGCCTGATAACATAGAATATATGCAGGAATGAAATAAATGTTTGATGATGATATTATTCAAAAATGGATTCTAGAAAAGGGTAGAGCAACCAGTTTTACCTTTTTAATATATGGTGATTTAACAGACGAACAAAGCGAAGTCCTAATAAGAGGTCTTTCTTTCTTTTTAGAAATAAATGGCTCCGATTCAGAAATGGTTGCTTCTACCGAAAAGATAGATGAGAAAAGAGCAGTAGCATGGAATACCTTTCAAGGAACGTCTTTATCTATTATATTTGGTGGAGATAGACTCTCGTTAGAAGAACATATTATAGAAGTAATAACAGATGGTCTTAATTATTTAAGATTTAAATATGACTATCTTGGAAGTAATTTAAGTGATTCTCATGTTTAGTAAAGATATGTTAATTGGTATCTTACTGAGTTCATCAAAGATGGACTTTCATATCGAAAGAGCGAAAGATTCACAAATAGGTTATAGAATAAAACTAAAGTTAATCTTTAGAGCAGAAGAATCCTTTCTCAAAGCAGTAGAAAGAACACTTCTTCAACATGAAATCACTTCTTCTTACAAAGAAAAAGAATCAAAGACTAGACCAAAACCAATTCTTAGGATTGGTGGGATTAAAAATCTGTTTAAGATAACAGAATTAGTTCCTATTTTACCCGATGCTAAAGACGAATGGGTAACATTTAGAGAACTAGTCGAATTAATATCAGAGAATAAACATAGAATATCGAGTGGACTCGATAGAATATTTGAATTAAAGGGATTAATATGAGACACAATAAAATAAAAATGAATTATGATATACTAAAAAAGGCATATGATTATGTATTTGAGGACTTAAATATAGATAAATTCCACGTAAGTACTGATTTACAAGAACAGATAGAAGAATGGTACGTCATACTCCATAAAAAGAAATATGTAGGAAAACAACACTATTTTTCTCATGAAAGACGAATATCAGTTAAAAGAAAGTGGGCTTTAGAAAGAGGTTGGGCTTGGGAGAATAAGCGATTACATATATTCTTAAACGAAAAGGTCTACGTCAAACACACAAGTGGTTATGTTTGGGTGGGTCTTTGATGGGACTAACAAGTAAAAACAATGATAATAGAACAATACTCATAACAGGCAAAACTGGAACAGGTAAATCAACAAAAGCACTTACTCTTGTAGAAAACCCAGTTATTCTCTATGCTAATGATATTGATTTTGATGTAGGTTCGTTTCCTGTGGAGAATGGAATCATCATTGAAGATGTTCATTATAAACCTGATAAGTCTGCTATTCTTCATATAATCCGATTATATCAAGGTCAAGTAGTATTGACTTCAATTAATCAGAAATCAGTACCTAAAGAAATTAAGGATATGTGTAAGATTAAAAGAGCAGGTTCAGTTAATTATCTTCAAGAATCAATTAAAGAACTAGCCCCCAATAGTGGAAGTCCCTTTTCCTTTGAACAAGATACCTATACAATAGTGCAAGGTTTTCTAAAAGAAAGAAATAGGGATATGGTTGCTCAAATTTTGCTTTATAATAAGCCATCAGACACACAGATACTATCATGGCTATGTGAAAATATGCACCCTAATAGATTATTATTTGTAGATGGTCGAGTTAAACGAAGGTGGAGTCAAAGATATTTCTATGAGATGTTGTCTTATTGTCATACGGGTGGTTTTATTGGGCAGTTATCTATGCCCAAGAGAAGGCAGTATTCCCAGTTACCCAAACTATCAAGACGCTTAGGGGTGAAAAATCCTAAGTTACTTCCTTTATTACTAAAGGATGAAGACTTTAAAGAACAGGCTAAAAAGAAACTTAACAATGCAGAATGCAGAATCCTAAAGATAGGAGAAAAAAGAAGGAGAAAGAAAACTACTCCTGTTGTTATACAAATAAAAAGTTTAGAAGAATATATATAATGGTGAATATTATGGCAGGAATAACAAGAGAAGAAATGGTAGCAAGAAGATTACTACCTAAATTAAACAAAGACGCTGAACTATGTTCAGCAGACATAGTTATGATTCTAAAAGATAGTGGAATGCATTGGGTTCCCAATAGTTGGGAACTTACTTATATTCTTAGAAAGATTGGCTTAAAATCAAGAAAGATTAATAAATTAAATTATTGGAGGAGATAAAATGCTATGGACAGAAAAATACAGACCAATTACAATCAATCAGATTCTTGGACAGGAACACTTTGTTTCAGATGCAAGAGGTTGGATTGAAGAAAGAAATATGCCAAATGTTTTATTGTATGGAAATCCAGGAAATGGAAAAACAGGAGCAGGATTAGTTATAGGTAGAGAGATTCTAGGTGAATCATTTCAAGATAACTTCATAGAAGTAAATGCTTCTGATGATAGGAGATTAGAGAATGTTAGAACCACTATCAAAAATATAGCGCAAAGCGGAACTGTTGGCGATGCCCCATTTAGAATAGTATTACTAGATGAAATGGATGGTATGACTAATGATGCTCAAAATGCACTTAAAAGAATTATGGAACGGTATGCAAGTAATGTAAGATTTATTATTACTTGTAATGATAGGAATAAGATTATCTTCGCACTACAAAGTAGATGTGCTAACTATCATTTTAAACCTCTTGCTAATGAAGCAATAATGGAAGTATTAACATCAATCCTCAAGCGTGAAGAAATAAACAAATACTCCCAAGATGAATTGGACTCCTTTATATATGCTATGAATGGTGATATGCGGAGGGCGATTACGGAGTTACAAGCGGCTAAAGCCAGTAATTCTTCGCTCAAAGCACAATTAGACATCGGTTTAAATGAATATAAAAAATTATTAATGAAAATTGTAAATAAAGACAAGTTCGCATTAAGCACAATACACGATTTACTACACAACGGGCTAACTGTCCGTGAAATCTGTGTTGGCCTTCATGATGCAGTTATTAATTCTGAATTAGAGAGCAACGCTAAATTTAAATTCCTTAGAACGATTGGAGAAAGCGAATGGCGTTCAACCACTATGACTCCGAAAGTATTAGCCTCATGGTTAATTAGTCAATTATCATAGATTTGAACAAAAAAAATAAAAACAAAAAAAATATGGAAGTGAAAAATATGGATGAAAACATGAAAAACGAAATAGAAAAGAGCGCACAATACATTGGTATGAGTGCGGAAGAAGCGACGAACAAATTTGAAGAGATTTGTTCTGAAAACAACATTGAAACAACAAACCCTATTGGTAAGGGTCTTTGGAGAAACTATGTAGCAAACGTAAGAAGAACACAAGATAGTGGTTCTTCTGAGAAAGGACAACAAGATTCTTTCTACAAAGCAGCATTTGGATTCTTTGTTTCATTAGATGCACCAAGAGATATGATGGCTTGGAACAGAATGAGAGCATTGGAAGAATACAAAAGAAATGCTGATGATGCACTTGAAAAGGGATATGTAGCAGTTGCTACGCAAAATGCTTTAGGAAAGTGGAATGTTGCTCGTTATCATAATAACGAATACAATGAAAAGGTATTAGGTACATTACCAGACGGTGCAGAACTATTAGATGGAGTAACAGTTATTCCTCTTGATAATACGCCAGTTTATATGAATGGTGGAAAGAATGAAAGATACGGGCAACCGTTACCTTCTGAGCAAATGAGAAGAAGTGGAGTTTTCTTTGGTTCTATTGGAACTGGGGAAATGAAACCATATTTCTTTTCCTACAAGAATCAAGCAGGTGTAGACTTTGCTCCTAATCCTTTTGAATGGGTTCATTTCCTTTGCGTAGCAAATGATAATGGAACTGATTTGTATGGTGCTAAGGATTTGACTTTGAACAGTCTTTCCTTAAATTCAGATATGAGTCCTGAGAATGACTTATACCGTGATATGTCTGCTTTTGATTTCCAAGACTGTCTAAGAGTACACTTTGAATCTCATCTTGTTCCTTTAGTTGATATGGATAAAGCACATATTGGTAGACAAGCCCTTCCTTCTAAGGAAAGATATGTTATTACTGATGGAACTGTTGTTAATATGATTATGACACCGACTAAGAACGGTAACAGAATCATTAATATTACTGATTTAGATACAGAAATGGATTATGAAAGCGATGGTATTACTACTTGCTGGATTCCTAGTCATTTAAATCTTGACTTTGGTATTGGTTCTTCTGTTATTGTTATTGGTAGAACTAGCCAAAGAACAACAGATGAAGGAGTTGAACCCGTTACTATTAACGTAGCAGGGCTTTATTGTGTTGTTCGTGAAGGTTCAGCAGTTGAAGTTTCTGTTCCAGTAGAAGAGGACTTTGACTGGTTTTGATTCCTAAAGGGGAGTTCAAACCCCTTGCATGGCAAGTGTAAACATAAACTTGTAGGAAAGAAATTGATGTTCAAGTGGGTGCGAAGCCCTATCCTCAAGGAGGAAAAATTATGGAAGATTTAAAAGAAAATAGATATTTATTAAAGAAAACGAGTTATGTTGTTGATTTGAACAATGTAGATTTCATTACATGGAATGAGAATGAAAGGGATTTAGGCAAGTTCTTGGCTAAACTACACATTGGAACAAAGGAAACAAGATATATGTGCCAAACGGCATCAGAACTAAAGCAACTATTAGAAGGTTGGGCAGAAGCAAAAGGAAAGAAACTAGAAATAGATTTATTAGAAATAAAATGGTGATACAATGGGATTAACAAGTAACAATAAGAAGCAAGCAGTAGAAACTGGAATGGTCAATAACGCAAGAGTATTGGCATTTCAAAGTAAACTAAAGAAACAAACGGATGAAAGACTGGCAAGAAACAACCGCCTTATTTGTGGTATTTGGGGAGAACCTAAAACTGTAAAAAGCGGATTAGCATTAGATTTCCCTAATAAGCAAATCTATGTTTTAGACTGGGATGACGGTTGCGAACCAACATGGCGACAAAACCATGAAATGACAGATAGAATTACTCTATGGAATCCTGAAGTTAGAAATGATAACGGTGAATTAGACATTCAAAAGTCTGAAGCAAACTCAGAAGATTTTGTTTTGTTTGTAAAAGAAAAAATTGAACAGGGAGAAGATGTTCTCTTTGTATTTGATGGAATAGATAAGTGGTTAGATTGTTGCACACTTCATGTAACAGGTTCTTCAAAGATTGGAAAACCTCAAAAGATGAAGTTTGAATGGGGCAAAAGAAATGCACCCTTCTATTCATTATTAATGATGTGTAAGAATTTAAACTGCGACCAAATTTACATTACTCACTCAAAGGCTGATTACGGAGCAACAGGCGAAGTAGTTGGCTCAAAACCTAATTGGCACAATTGGGGAGATTATCTCCACCAAATTGTTTCAACCCGAAGAACACGCAAGAAGAATGATGTTGTGTATAAAGCAGAACTGTTAAGCAGTAAAACTAATACAGAACTTGTAGGTAAGTCTTGGGAAACATTAACCGTTGGAAACGGAAATGTTTCTTGGACTGGTATTCCTGAATTGCGTGAGGGATTAATTTGAGTGAGACATATGAAGTATTTGATGAGAAATCGTTAAATACCAAATTAAAATCAGCAAAAACACCATTCTTTTATATATATAAAAATTTAAAGAATGCTTCTGAAAAAGTAACTGTTTCAGTCTTGCTTAAAGAATATGCTGATATTCACGGATGCTCCATAGATGAGGCTAAAAAGGTATTTTACTTAGAACAAACCAATTACTCCTTTGAAAGAAAGGGTGATAATGTCTATGTTGGTAAAATTACTTTCATGAGTAATTCTTATTATGTTCTTAAAACTGAATATCTTAATAGATTTTGTAATGCGACAACAAATGCGGGTTTAAGATGCAAACAATATAAACCTGTAAGTAAAACTTATTGCACACAACACGCTAAATCTCTTGAAAAGAAAAATAATCTAGTTTCTTCTAAAAAGTTAGATAGGAACATTATTCCCCAATTTTTACTAGATGAAAAAGATATTGAAAAACTAAGAGATGTTTGCATTACGGTATATATGAACTATCATCATCAATGGGATAATATTATTCGCCGTTCTCAAAAAAGAAACAAAAATAGAGAAGCCCTATCAAAGATAAATAAATTACAATTACAAATAAATAAATTAAGAGAGGAATTAGAATGAAATTTACAATTGATAGTGATACTTTAAAGAAAGCA